TTGTGCCGATGATATATATACTTTCGTATTGCTACCACCAGACACTTTATAGATCTGAACTTCCCATATAGCTTCACCATTTGGAATATTAGCAATTACGCCTAAATCTACTATTGCTTTAGTAATATTAGTAATGTTTATTTTGGCACAAATAACCTGCGCATTGGTAACATCATAAACACGAATAGCACATGTTGCACCGGAATCTACCCATGCCAGTACTTTGACGTTAATGGGGGTCCCCATTACTGTTGAGCCTCGAAAGATCATGTCGTCAGCCAACGTGTATGACCCTGAGCTTGTAGAGAACCATCTATCTGTGCCCATCGTAATTGGAAGATCGATTACCTTCTGACCACTTGATGAGCTACCGGGCACTGCCCATGTTTGATCACCACGTAAAAATTTCGTATTGTCAGCCCCAGACCCACCAAGATTGAGGGTTGGAACTTTTGAAGTTGCGTCGAGACCAGCATAGCCATTAGCTGATCCTTTGGCAGACGTAACTTGGTATGTTCCTGATAAATCTGGAATCCAACCAGTAGCTAGAGTTCCACCGGCCCCCGCTTTTGGAATAGCATTGGCGGCTGCTGTAGCTGTTGCTACTTCATCACCACCGCCATTCTTGTGTGAGGTGGCATGAGCCGTTGGTGTTCGGGCATCGGACAAACGAGAATCATTACCCTGACAAATAGTTCCGGCCGCACTACCAAAAGCAGGAATAGAGGCCTGCAACGTCTCATCCGCGCCAGAATTCTGAGGAGTCAGCGTAACATTGGTGCCCGCAGTAAGTTTTGTCGACAAATATCCCGAAGTAGTGTCTGTCGATGACACTTTTACCAATTCGTCACTTGCTGGTAAAGCTCGACTCAATAACAATCGTGTATCTACGATATCACTGGACTTGATGACGTTTGGTGTTCCATTTCCAGCCTTACCGATTGTTACATATGCTAAGGACACAGAACTACTTGGATGAGTTGGTGGTTGTGGTTTTGAACTACCACTCACCGGAGTTCCTAGAACCGATTTTAATGTCTGGGCAGAATCAACATAGATTTCTGCTACGGCTCTTTGGCCACTAGCTAAACTAGCATACCAAGATGTGAGATCATAAACCCCACCAGCTGCAATGGTATATTTTGTTCCACCTACCCAATAAACTCCAGACGTATAATCAACAGTTTGATTATTTGGAGAATGTGCAGTAATCGCTAAACCAGACTCCCATACAGTGCCCAACACATTGTCTATGATCTGTCGATCATTGGAAGACATAAAGCCATTGGACGAATTAGTTGCTGCTGAATGAAGACTACCACCACCAAGATTTCCATGGGCCGTATCATCAATCCAACCGGCAGCAAGTTTCCCGCCCGATCCGGCCTTAGGAATTGCATTTGCGGCGGCAGTGGTTGTAGCTACCTCGTCACCACCACCATTTTTATGGACGGTGGCATGGGCAGTGGGTGTACGAGCGTCCGACAATCTTGAATCATTGCCCTGACATACTGTACCACCTGTACTACCATAGGCTGGTCCACTGATTTGTAACGTCTCATTTAAGCCTGGACTTTGAACTGTTAATGAAACGTTAGTTCCAGCGGCCAGTTTGCTGTTTAAGTAGCTAGTGGTGGTGTCAGATGCTGTTACCTTAACCTTTTCATCAGTTCCAGAGGTTGGTGTATAGCCAACTATCGCCGTCCCGCTACGTTTAAGTGATTGACCATCAGCAACCACACCAACAGTTAAATCAGTTGGGCCACCAGTTTCCCTGATTTTGTGGTCGTGACCGGCACGAGCTAACGCAGTACCAGAACCCTCATTATTTCCACCACCAATGCCCTGTGAGGGTGCAGCTGTGGATATGTCATGTTTATGATTGGCTCTGGCCGCTGTAGTGGCATCACCCACCGCAGCTGTGTCCTTAGTAATGTCTACTGGTGCTGCGGATGTAAGTGGGGTATTAGTCGCACCAGAGGCGATACCATCTAATTTACTACCATCAGTGGTTATTATTCTTCCTTCTAATTTTCCATTAACATCAAGAGCAATAAGTTTACCAACATTACCTGTTCCACCGGTCGTTACCGTGGTGGTAGAGAATGATGGTGCAGAAGTGGTAGTTACAACAGTAACATAATTAATAGACTCTGCTTTAGTTAGATCCTTAGTTCCATCATTAATAATAACACTACCAGCATCAATGTATGCCAATAATTCTGCATCATTTTGTACTTCATATATCTTGTTATAGTCAGTTAGTGTTACTTGGCTACTCGCCGGAATTTTAGAATCCGGAGCAGATAATCTAGTTAGTGGTAGATCACCCGCTGTTTGATTTTTTACAATTATGGTGGACATTATGCTCTCCACTTAATCATAACCCAACCTTGGGCATCTGATACTGTATTCCCACCAGCCTGATTAAACACCCCCAACACATCGCTAGACGACACATTTGCGTTCAAAGTGCTTGATGTCCCCTTTACTGCTGCTGACGGTATGGATGCCACAGAGACACCATTTGCAGTAATGTTAAATGTGGCCGCATCATTATCAGACCTGGTATAACCAAATTCAATAATTGTTCCATTGTATATGGCGACAAAGCCAAGAGAAGCTGTAAAAGTTATACTATCCATGCCACGATAATATGAACCAGCGGCAGTATTTCCACTTCTTCCCCACGGCATGGTTATGGTTTCTTGTGACAACCATTTGGTACGAGATGAATCATACACCATCCATTTTTTAAGTGCGGTGTTATAATATTGATCTCCATCTGATGGGGCTGGTGGCGGCGTTGGGTCTGATGCAGACGCCCCATAGTTTCGTAATCCAGAATCTTTAATTATTTTACCAGTTGTTCCATTAAAAACTGGAACACCAAGATCAACAGAACTAGCTGGGCCAGTTACATCACCAGAACCAACCGCAACTCCAATTATAGTAGTACCAGATCTCTTTAAGACTTGTCCATCAGCAATCGCGGCTATAGTTAATTCTGTTGGTCCACCAGTTTCTTTCAATTTATGATCGTGGTTGGCACGAGCCAATGCTGTGCCAGAACCTTCACTGTTCCCACCACCAATAGCGATGGCTGTAGATGTGGTAACATCATGTTTATGATCTGACCTGGCTGGTGTAGATGACGAACCAGCATCTGCAGTGGCTTTGGTTACATCAGCTGGAGCGGCTGGTGTGCCCACTGAGTGTCTATGATCAGATCGAGCTAATGAGGTTGCTGATCCTTCATCAGCAGAAGCAGCAATGGTAACTGATCCTGGTGTACCAGTAGATACGGCATGTTGATGATCTCTTCTTGTTACACCGCTTGCTGAACCAGGCAGTGCAGTATCGCCTGCTTTAACAGTAGTTATTGTACCATTGGTAGTATCAATAACATGTGTATGGTCGGAGCGTGCTAAAGATGTTGCAAGGCCTTCATAATTAGTTGAATCACCGGATAAACTTGATGGTGTACCAGTTGATATATCATGCTTATGGTCTGATTTGGCGGCAGTAGTACCACTACCAGCTTGTGCTGCCGATTTAGTAACATCGGCAGGGGCAGATGTTGTTAGCGCTGGAGCACTAATCTGTAGTTTTTCATTTCCAGATGGAGTTAATATCGATAATGATATACCACCAGAGGCGGCTATCTTGTTGGTAAGATAATCGGTTGTGGTATCCGTAGCACTTATTTTTACATGTTCATCTGAATCTGTTGGTGTATACCCAACTAAAGCAGTGCCAGATCTTTTTATTGCTTGACCATCAGCAACTACACCAACAGTTAAATCGGTTGGGCCACCAGTTTCATGAATAGTATGATCATGATCGGCTCTAGCCAAACTAGTAGAAGATCCTTCAGTATTTCCACCACCGATGCCTTGAATTGGAGCAATAGTAGAAATATCGTGTTTGTGGTCTGCTCTGGCCGGAATTGAATTAGATCCAGCATTGGCGGTTGCTTTGGTAACATCTGATGGGGCAGATGGTGTACCTACTGCATGTGTATGATCTGCACGTGCTAGTGCTGTTGATGCGCCTTCGTCTGCGGCATCGGCAACAGATATGGTACCAGGCGTTCCTGTAGATACAGCATGACGATGATCGCGTTTAGATAAACCACTAGCTACACCCGCATCTGCTGTGTCGCCCGCTTTAACTGTGGTTATTGTGCCGTTAGCTGTGTCAATGGCATGTGTGTGATCAGAACGTGCTAAAGGTGTTAAGCTACCCTCTGTGTTTGCAGAACTAGCTGATATACCAACAGCACTTGCTGTGGTGGTGTCATGCTTGTGGTCTGCTCTGGCCGCTGAGGTAGCACTACCAACCAATGCAGACGATTTTGTTACGTTTGCTGGTAATGCAGACGTTAATGGTGGCGCACTGATCTGTAATTTTTCATTCCCACCGACATTCAATACTGTTAGTGTGGCTCCACTAGTAGCAGTTAACTTATCAGCTAAATGTCCGGTGGCTGTATCAGAACCATCTACCTTAACAAATTCATCGGTCATCACAGGAGTAATACCGACTATACCAGTACCACTTCTAGCTAATACTTGCCCATTAGAAATTACACCAACAGTTAAATTAGTTGGACCACCAGTTTCTCTAATACCAATAACCAATGGTGATGGATAAGAACCAGATAATTGACCACTAGCAGCACCCGATGGAGGTCTAGAATTGGTATTGCGTGGGTCTTGGTCTGTTACATATTTATTAGATATCGATGGAGAACCGCTAGTACCAGTAAGAGCTGCTTTTTGAGTAGTTGTTGGTATTAATGCTTGATTTATAGAATCTAATTTTATGCCATCAGATACAACGTTTCTACCATTTACAGTACCAGGCGTGGACAAATTTCCAGCATTGTCAAGTGTGGCAGAAGAATCTTGTATTAGCTGTCCAGAAATGCCACTAAATCTAGCAAGCGCAGTGTCGGTTGCTGATCCTGGACCTAGTACATTTCCACCACCAACCAGTGGCGCGATAACTACATTTTCAAATAATATTCTACCATTATCATCATCAAATGTAAATTTTGTATATCGACCACCAGGCATTTCTGCCGAAACCACATCAACAACATTAGCAGCAATCAAACGATCTAATGACTCTCTTACAACATCATATTCTTGCGGAGTAATTTCAATTGTCTTCTCTTCACTACTACCAAGCCTTGGCAATGGGCCAGGAAGAGATACCTGCTGAGCAGTTTTGTTTTTAAATTTTATTAACATGTTATTTCTTCTCTAGCATGTCACTAATATCACCACTCCATGGACCATCTTGCGTATTACCATGGCCCAATACCAATCCTAAATCATCACGTGTTTTAATTATTTCAGCATTGTCGTTATCTAAGTAAGAAGATAATCTGGTCATGGCTTCTTCATCATTAAGAAGAGTACTTGAGTCGTCCATCTTAGTTTCTACTTCACGTAGTTTAGCAACATCACCGCTAACTATATCTTTTAAAATACCTTCTTGATCTAAAATCTTTCTCAAGTCTTTAATGTCTGATTGTGGATAACCATGCTCTTCAAGATGTTCTCTTATTAGGTCTACCACATCAAAAGAATCACCAGCATTAATAGCCTTTCTAAATTCTACACTGTCTAAATCACCCCAAAGAGGTGAATCTGTGTGTCCCTCTTTAATTAGGTCAGCCAATTCAGTAATTTCTGATGCTGCCCAATTACCATATCGTCCCTTTTGATCCCACAACGACGATTCAGTATCCCGTACTGCTGGGTCTTTCTTACCAGATGGGCCAGTGCCTCCACCCGCACCAGCTTTATCGGCGGTAGCTGCTGGTGGCATAGCTCCACCAGCCGGTGGCGCTTCACCCATGCCAGCTTCAGGCATTTCACCTGGAGGAACCTCACCAGGCATACCTCCTGGTGGAGGTGGAGGGGGGAGCATGCCACCACCACCAGGAGGAGCTGCAGGCGTAGAACCCGCCTGCATTTCTGGAGGAATAAAGTTTACCATCTTACGTTCGAATTCTTGCTCTTCCTTAATCTTTAATACTTCATCTTCATACTTCTTATTAACAGCCGCATATTTACTAGTCTTGGAGAATTTAATACCAAGTCCCTCAAGAGCACCCATGGCTGTAACTAATTCACTATTAACAGCGCTATCTAATTGTTTCTCCCATTCAAGTTTGGGAACAATATACCTATTTTCCATTTCAAGTTCTTTTTGAGATCTCTTAATTCTATATCGATGGACTAATTCACCTTGATCTCGTTTAATCCATCCATTAATCTTAGCGATTGGCTTAAAGAACTTGGGCAACAACCATGTTGTAATAAAGAAATTGCGTAATGACTTCATACGCTGTAAGAATACTGAAAGACCGGTAGCCGCACTGGCATATGTAACTTCCCCGTGGAGGAAACTATTTAATGAAGCAACATTGTCTGCCAAATAACTATGAGATCCAGTAACTGACAGATTAAAAACAGGTTTAGTATTCGGTATTAGTTTGATGCTTTTAATTGGAATATATACATATTCGTCATCAACTCTAAATGTGTCTATATTAGAATCAATTTTATAATCATTGGCCATACTAGCTTTACCCCAAATTAATTCTGATAATTGCCTGGCGTGTCTACCTCGTGTAGTTGGATTTGTTTGGGGTAATTCTCCAAATCCCGATGCCTCCTTATGTTCTAAAGTTGCATAAAAACCCAATTGGGCCAAAATTAATTGCACCTGTCTGGCCAGCACATCAGATGTGGTTGCATATTTAACATATAACGATCTTGAAAATTCTCCATTAACTTTTTCAGCTGTGTCTGACCAATATTGAGTTCCATCACCTCTAAACATTCCACGTATAAGTTCTAATTTATAATTAATTGGCCAATACATTACTTCTTCTGATAAACGCTTAGTTGAAGCATATTCACCACCATGTTTGCTCAACCAAGTTGCTAACGGTATTGATACTTCAGCTTGAGTGCTTACTTTAATGCCAGATTCCAATGTTGATGGACGTATATGCATCTCATGACCAAGCTCATTACATATAGTCTTAATATCTTCAGCCCATGTTGTAAGTTCCTTTTTATTTAAAGAAAATTCAAACCCGTCACCGTGGGCCTTACCACCAAAATGTTTACCTTTTATAATGTGACCCTCAGCCACATAATAGCCCAATAACCTGGCCTGCAATAGCGGTATTTTAGGATCAACAGATTCAAATTTTCTAGGTATTAATAAACAATCACCGGGGTTTATTTGTGAAGCTTCTAATTCAATGAATGGATCATAATCAGTTGGGATACGTTTAGGTTTTTGTCCTGTTGTTAGTTCATTGACTCTTTTACTTTCCACTTCTATATCTGGAGAATAATTATGGGCATATAACCTACCAATTTTATTTAATGGTTTGCCGCAACCGCATGCACAGGTTCTAGGCCAAGCCCATACTGGAAATTTATGATTTGGCGTCACAATAAATGTCTTACCACCCTTAGTGGTTATTTCAACTAATTGTTCTGGGATTCCATCTTCCCAGGCATCAGTGACCGATTCAATCTTACCATTCTTGTCTAAAATTTTATCTCCAATTTTTACATTTTGAATAGTCTTATAAGAACCATCGGCCATATTTATGAGAGTATCATATACAAAGCATTTGCTAATCCCCATAGCAATTAGCTTAATGCGCTCAATAACTTCATGATGCTGACTGATATTCATAATCCTATCAGTAGTACCAACCATCTCAAATTGGATGCCGTAATGGTATACTAACCATGCATTAACATCGAGTTCGGCCTGGGAAAGTAATTGTAATAATCTTTGTTCGTGTTCTGGTGATGGGATCCACCCAGTTTGTGGATTACCAAGTTTAGCAACTTTAATGGGACCAGCATGACGACGAGCAGTAGCGATAGACGCATTGTATATCGAATTGTAAGTAGCAACATTGGCATTAAGATAAGAATGATCACCAGAAGTTTCAAGACTATAAACTAGGCCGTCATATTCTTCAATTAGTATCCTGATAATAGGAATTAATATATGTGTTTCAGTAACAATAACCTTTGAATTCCTACGTCTGTCACCTATGGTTCTTGGTGGAATAGACACCTGCCCCCACACCAAATTTCCTAATTTGTCAGCATGTTCTCCAGATGATTCTAAATAATAAATTTGTTTTCTGTTTTTACCATCGTTATTTGGTGGCTGGTATGGTCTAATTTTAGCAAATATACCAAGCTGAGCCAGTATTAATTGTAGTTGATGAGCAAGAACTTCTGAAATGGTTGCCGCTCTTACATTATGTTTTAAAACCCCATTAGGGAACATAAAACTTCCTGTTAAGGCAGCACATGACCCATCACCTCTAAAATAACCACGAATAAATTCTTCTTTTAACTCAAGTGGCCATCCCATAATCATTTGTGATAATTGTTTGGTGGCTGTGTGTTGTCCACCATTAATAAATAACCAATCAGCTAGCCAACGATTCTCGTTCTTATGAGAACGAACCATACAACCAGACTTATGAATGTAAGTTTTGGTATTGCAACCGACTTCTAAACAAAGTCTTTCTATGTCTTTAGCCCAGGTGTTTTCTTCATCAACATTTAATGCCCACGCAACACCGTATCCATCTTTATTAAATGTGGCTTTAGAACCCTCAGCCACATAATAACCCAACAAACGAGCCATAACATTATTTGAAAGGTTATCGAGTTCTGATAGTTTAAATTTACGTGGAATTGATAAATAATCTCCTGCCCTAATGTCGGATGCCAATGTCTTTATTGATTTTCCATGTGGATTATCTTTACTAAACACTGGCCATTTATGTGACGCAGTACAATTCATCTCCCAGCCACCAAGAAGTTTAATATAAACTAACTTGTTGGCGTGCTTCTCTGAGATATGTGTGATTTCTTGTATGTCTCCGTCTTTACCAAGTATTAAATCACCAAGTACAAGTTGTTCAATTGGTGTATTTGAGCCATCAGGTCGTGTAATTGGAGTGCCTGGTTTTTGGCTATCCTCATACATTAAAATTCGCCACATGCGTGTAATGATAGAAGTCCCACGAGTATCATATGGGTGCAAGCGTCGTGGGATAAAAGTCATATTTACTGGGCTTAATGGTATGTTTTGTCTAGCTATTAGTCTTGAGATGAGTTCTTGGGGCATCTGCTCCCTAACTCTTCTTAAGAGATGATTATTTGATGTTAATACAGCGCGTAATCTATCATCTGGAATGAACTCTACCACCGGATCCATTTTTATGAATGGCGCATCAATTACTTCTAATTGGTCTGGGTTATGCAATGCTGTATATGTCCAAATACCCTTAGTCTCATCAAAGAAGTTATGGGGGCAACATTCGCCAATAACCATAAATTCTTTAACCATATATTCAAGAATTTTCAATATTTGTGTTTCTTCACACATTAATTCATATGATTCTTTAATCGATCCAGTTACGCCTTCACCAGTTAGTTGAAAGTCTGACCAAGGCATAGTGGCATACATATCAATGCAATTGCCAATTACTGGATCAAGCTTATGAAATAACCGCCAATATCTATTGGCCAGAATGCGATGAACTGGGAATTGCTGGCGATCTGGACTATTATATGTACCAACGTTATCGACAAGATAAGAATGGTCACCAGAAACTGTGAGGTTATAAACAGGTTCTTTATTTGAGATTACTTTTACTGATTTAATTGGAACATAAATATAATTATCATCAACACGGAATCTCTCTTTGTTCTCTTTAGATTCATGTTCTATTGATTTATTGTCGTCTTCCCACACCAATTTTGATAATCGTTTAGCATGAGAGCCATAAGTAGCCAATCTATAATGTTCACACTGATTAATTACGGTTTCCTTGGATTTTCTAACTTTGGCTTTTATTGTAATGATAGATGAATATATTCCAAGCTGTGCCAACACTAACTGGGTTTGGGAAGCCAGTGTTTTGGAAGATGTCCCATAAGCGACACAAAACTTCCAACTATCATATCCGTCCTTGGAAGTCTTAGTTGAATATTGAGATCCATCTCCCTTAAACATTCCACGAATTAATTCAATCTTATATTTAACAGGCCAACGCATTACCTCTTCTGAAAGGCGCTTGTGGTGGGAATTTTCATGTCCATGTAAACATAATAATTTACATAGATCCTTGCCATTACTACCACGCGTTGTCACCTTACAAGCATTACGTGTCTTAGGAAGGCATTTTGATGCTTCAATGTTGTATTTTGCACATATGTTAAGTATGTCTTGGGCAAGAGTGTTTTCTTCGTATCTACCCAAGCTCCACATAATTTGATTATTGTTTGGACAACCTTCAGACACATAATAACCCAGCAATCTAGCCTGGTCCAATGGAATTTTGGGTTCTACAACATCAAATTTTCTTGGAATTAATAAATAATCACCAGCTCGCAACTCATCTGCCGTCAACTTTTGAACTGGCTGATAATCTTTAGGTATGCAACGACGATTATGATAATGAGTACCCTTACCATCAACAAGAACTAGATTAGACTCACAGTACTGATTACTACCAGGACCATGATTTATGACATAACATCTGCCCTGAGTTACATCTTGACCACAACCACATAAACATTTGCGTGACCAAACCCATACAGGCCAATTATGATTAAGTGTAGAATAGAATGTTTTATTCCCCCACAATTTAATTTCTACTACTTGGTCTGGTGTGCCAGAACACCAAGCACGTTCTACTGTTTGAATTCTACCAGTTTTATCAATTACTCGATCACCAACCAACACATGCTCAATAGGTTTATGGGATCCATCAGCCATCACTACAGGAGTACCTTTAAGTTCGCATTCGAATTCAGGCTGATAGGGACGTTGGGGTGTAACTAAGGTATTACCACCATACATATTTCCCATACCAGGAAAGGTTACACCAGTGGGCATGTTGGCTTGTTTATGAGTGCGTGGGTCTAGTTCTGCACCAGTAGGCAACATGCCATCAAAGAATTGTCTAGAGGCAGATCCCTGCTTCTGGGCAAGACCCGGCACAAATGATTCGAAACGTTCTTGAAGTTGTTCTATGGTCTGAGGCGTCAACCCGTGTGGTGTGGGATCATGATTAGCTTGTTCTTTGGGATCACCATATTTGCTGCCTGGAATAATTAGTCTATTTGACATAATTACGTCTCCCAGCAGCAATATTATTAAGACACATGCTTACCCCTTATATTTCATAGTCTCAGTTGTAGGGTCCCTGGCAATGTCACGATTCTCTCTGGTATAATCAGTGTCTAATAATTCTTCCTCTCGATTTTTATCTTCTGGCCACACAGAAGATTCCTTATCACCCGTATTCATGCGAGGAGCTTCTTCTACCACATCCTGAATCTCATCAGGTGTGAAATAAGCATAGGCGGCACTACCATCTTCTAATTCTATTTCCTGGCGATTATACGGATGCTCATATTTATCAATTTCGGCCATCACTTCATCAGGAACTTCATATAATTCACCATCTACTGCATTCTCGCCTGGTGCCATACCAGCAGCTTGGGTAATAATGAGATGGTACTTGGGCTTGGTCTTGACATTACGTATAAATTTACTATCCTTTAGGTATTTCTCATAGTAAGGTTCACCCTTACGCAATATACCATAGACAAATAAATAATTGGGCCTTTGGGCTTTCTTGGTGGTATTTATTTCTTCGGATGGTACTTGATCTTCTTGCCCACGTCTATCCTCAGGCTTACCATAAAGTGCATTTACCAACGTCTCTATTGGTACCTCTCTAATGGTACCCATCATGTGTGCTGGCATGTGTTGTAGATAACATTCGGCTGCTTCATCCTCAGACATAAAGCCAAGCATTACCTTGTCTTCGTCATAAGATCCATCGTCCTTGAGCTGTTCAAGAATATATGCAGTATCCGAATCACCATCTCCTAAATAGATATCCAGATCACCATCTTCACCACCATCTATTCCTGGAGCATACCCATAATCACATTTCATATGCGTAACATAAGTATCATTGCCCTCATAAGAACGAATGGATCCTCTTGGCCATTCCACATTGATCTTGATACCATGATAGTCTTTCTGGTCTTTAACTGGATCATCACCAGCAGATTTAGTTGTTGTCTTCTTAATATATTTATCACGTAAAGTATTTAAAACTGTATCCCAATCACCAGCGAAAGGAACATTGCGGTCATCCACATATACATGCGCTGGTGGTTTCTTACCAACATAAACTTCAGTGAAAGGAATTCCGCTGTTTGTTAATTCATTTTCAATCGCCTCTTTTAATTTTTGTTCTTCTTTATGCCCGTGAGCAAAATATTGTCTAGCAGAATAAATGGAAACTTTTACATCGTTATCCATCAATTCTTGCAACGCTTCTCTCGCTCCGGAAATAGGCTCTCCAAAAAGATGGTTACCTTCTTCGTCTTGATATTCTGGCGGGATTTCGAGGATCGTGCCGTCGAGGTCAACCGCGACCCAAAGGTAACCAGGTCCTCGGTTTGGATCAGCCTCTTGTCCTTCTGCGTGCACGACAATATTATGTTTTTCTTTGTTCGTGTCTTCATAACGTGGACTCGGTTGTCCTATACCATCAGTATATGGTGGATACACAGCATCCTCTAATGAATCAGCATCACCCAATTTATCTGTATCTTCAAACTGGTTTTCATTGGTATAGGAATCTGACCAACGACCTGGTTCGGTGAGTTTCTGTTTGGTACGTACTGTGTGTTTTTCAGTTGTCAAATCCGTCAAAGACTGACCTCTCTCTGATTCTTTATCTGCTTGTCTGGGTGTATGGTACAAAGTCTCAGCACACTCATTCGCTTTTTCTGGAAGTTCGCCAGCAGGAAATTCTTCTGGAAATTCAAGTTTTTCTCTACCCCCGATTTCACCATCACTAGGCATGTCTACAACATTGACAGCCGCATTAATATCCTCGGTAGCCTGAATTAAACCAACAGCTATGCTTCTCATGACCTTATGCTGTTTGGCTCGTTTATGTTCGGCATCAAGCCAATTCTTTTGTCTAGTTTTTCTTCTCACCAGCGTCTCCCATTTGTACCTTGAAGCCCAAGCCTGCTGGGACTAAATACCCTTCCCATTTGACCCATTTGCCACTGTTGAGATCCTACTTCTTCACGTTTAAGCCTGGCCTCTCTGGAACGTAATTTAGCACCAGTGGGCATCACCTGTGAATCTTGAAGCATTCTATGTAAATGAATTAATACTACTGCAACGTCATCTGAATTATATCCACGTCGTTCACCCTTCTGTGGATTATAAATTCGAGCGTCGTCAATAGATCTTTCCAATCTTTCTATTTCGTACAAACCAACAGCAGCGGCAGATTTAAATGGTGCCTCTAATTCGTCATCACCTGCTTCTTTAGGAAACAATCGTACCCTGCCCATATGAGAATCGGCTACGAATTTTATATAGTCAGGAGCTTTTATTGATTTTTGTTCAGCACGCACACCAAGATTTCTAATCTGTTGAATAAGTGTAACGCTATTCCAACGATCAAATTCAACTTGTGCAATCTTCTGATGTTTTAGTTGGAATTCTATTAGATCAACTGCTGAATCAAACCACACCTCCATACCATTTGATGGTAATATACGCAAGAGCCAATCAACTACCGACACATACTCCTGTGTACCATCTGGCAGCTGCATAATTTCTAAATGTCCACATGCACCAGCAAATGAGTCGAATTTATGCCCAGCATCAAACACAACATACCTAGCCACATCTCGTTTAAGCTGACATTCAACCATCTGGGCTTTATGGTATCTTTGTCCGGTTTTATCAATGAATGGTATAATTTCAAGCTTAGCTGTGGGAAGTAACTTAGAATCAACCGCTCGTTCTTCAAATTTCTCTGGATTTGTAACTAATGGATTGGCGGCAAGTGGAGGTTTAGCACCAAAATCACGTTCTGTACCAACCGCATCCTTCTCATATGCCTCATTATAATATTCGCGCTTCTCATCTGGATTGAATTCCCAGGTCGCATAATGAAACGCATACATACTCTTTAGCTTGGGAGACTGATATAAAAGCTCCATCCCCTTATCATCTACCGATATTGGAGACGAAATAGAAGCAATAAGTCCCATCCAAGGGATAAGATCTCGGTTCAAGACAGAAGACCTAACAGTGCGTAGAGAATTCTCCATTACACGATATGCTTCTTCAGCACTCATGGATGATTCTGTCTGTTTAAATCTACTAATTTCATCAATAAAGGAAGCAATACGAGTACGACCAGCTAGACCAGACGAGTTAGAGTTTTTAGAATTAAATTTTACACCTATGTGCTCATTTTCTATTTCTCTGGTGGTCTCTTTGTATTCCCATCCCTCCATTCCTGGAGGTGTATCTTGAGCTTTCTCTTGTTCTTTAACCCACCCAACATAACGCTTAAACCAAGGTGAATCTATACGAAATGATCGATAATAAGCCCAAATAGTGTCATTGGACTGAACTTCGGTTGATGCGATGTACGTAACTTCAAATGGTTGCTTAGGAAGCAGACCAAAATATGTGGCCAATCTGCGGTCTTCTTGATTTAATGCTATAGATATGAGCATATGTTCAACATACGCTCCAATCATTCCAACGGTGGCGGTCTTTCCCGCACGCATCCCAACAATACCATGGAGTTGATTGTATTTATGAATTATTTTATCTTCTAATAACTCACGACGTGTACTGCCACATTTTGGGCACACATCATCATTTTGTGTAACGGACCAAGACAATAAAGTTTCTGATTCTAAATATTCTCTACCTTTATCCCAACAGTCTACTGCTTCTGGTTTTGCAGAATTGCAGATAGGACATCTACATTGAAACATATCTCTAAGCACTTGGTATTGCCTGGTGTGCTTATACGCTGACGGGATATTTAGAAATTGAGAAGAAGTAACGAACTCAATAATATTTGGCGCTGGATGTTTTAAATATTCTTCTTCTAGGTCTATCTTTCTAGCGATGCTCTTGTTGAGAAGAGGCGCAACTATAGATTCAAGAGACGATGTAAAATCGTCATTGCTTTTTTGTCTGTCACTCAAGTACCAACCTGAATTTTATTAGGCATAGATTTCACAACCTGTATTCCACTTCTTGACGCTCTTAATTGTATCATATGCTGATTATACAATTCAATCATTTTATCAGTAAGTTCTAATTTATGCGACCATTTGGATTTAATGGTCTGGATATCAAAATTATGAAATAAAGGATTTATGATCAGATGCACTTTTTTCTCACGTGGATCAACGATTTCAGCCAAGATAAGAGGATCATGAATTGTTAAAATATCACTTTCACCACTATGCTCGGTTTGACGACCAAGAATACACCTACCCATCAGGTCAATAATGCCAACCACATCATCTTTCATAATTGCTCCCCCTTATTCTATACCAGCCAATGCCACCTCGGCATGTTCTGGGTACTTCTTCTGAACAGTTTGGCGTATGTCAACAGGTTTGTAACCTTCACGGATCATCTCACGTACTTCGTGCTTTACTTGTTCAACGGTGGCTGCAATCTTCCCAGCGTCCACATCAGTGTCTACACCCCAGTATTCTGAGAATTCTCCTGAACCAACATAGTTGTCTACAACCTCATCTGCTGCTCGCTCCAGATCAGTTTGAAATTCTTCCCATCTTCTAGGATCATCTTCTCTGAGACTCTCAAGCTCGGGTTGAACACTAAGTGCTATACCTTCTTCAATTGTTTGCTTAAGATCTTCTTTGCTGATAGGTTTAAGACCCAATAAACCCATAGAAACTGATTTTACTGAATTGGCTTCATCATCACCAAATATGGATCGGACACGCTCTACAATACGATCTAATGGCTTGAGTGCTCCTGGACCAACAGATTTAGATGATGGTATCTTAGAAGATGCTGGTTCTTCCTTCTTCTCTGATTCGGGCTTCTTAAGAAGGTCTTCTAATGTAAGATCTGCTTGCTTAAGAAAGGCATAAAAATTGTTAAATAATGATGCAGACTTAGCAGGCACATTCTGCTTGGTCTTCATCATTTTCAAAAACTGAGATACCAGCTCAGGATACGATGTGCTGATAACTTTATATGCCTCTTGTGGGGCCTGCTCGATCATTTGAGCAATAGTAAGGCCTGCAAGTTTATAACCAGAAGCTGGTGTTCCAGGATACGGTACTTTACTTAAAACTTCCTGCAGTGCTGTTTCAACTGGTCTAGTGTCATCTGCCGTCTTTGGAAAAGGGGGCTGGCTGACCTCAGCAGCTTTAGTAGCAGTGGCTCCCTGCTCTTTTATCTTCCCCCTTAATTCCTCATCTGCTTTTTCCCAAAAACTTTTTACTTCTGTCGCTTCTTCGTCTTTTCTTTTAATATCCTTAAACGTCTCTTCAACCGATTTTTCTTCTGATTCAGGATGTTGACGACGTTCAGGACCTTCATATTGAGAAGATTTCAAGAATCTGGTGGGCAAAACGGCATGAAGACAAAGCTCTTCAAACCATACGTCTGCCATCAAGCCATCACCATAGACGTCCTTGATAACCTCACCCTTCTCACCAGACGGGATAATAAGAGTACCTCCACCACGCTCTCTAACTTCCACATCTTCCTTTACCGAAACATCAGCACCAACCGCATAATCATGATCTTTGCTGGCGCGCTCAGCAGGGTCTAACATCTGATCCTCTGGGCCTTCCCAAAGTTCAGGAACTTCAGTAGGGGTATCAATATTGGTACGCTTACGAGGCTTACCATCGTGAGCTGTTTTCTTATTCCCCTCAACTTCAAGAGTGGGAATCCCCTCTTCTAATTCAAATACATCTTCCTTCTTTGGCTGCTGCACAGTTTTAATCGCGGGTTCGGCAGGTCGTCGTGGAGCACCACAATTACGACAAGCAACTTCACTTTCTGGCATATCATATCCACACTGCCCACAAGTCTGACGAGCATATGGGCTCAAACGTGCAGCGTCTGTATCACTAATTTGTGCATGTTTCTCGGAATACCTTCTGAACTTCCATGGATTCCTGGAACCAGGATTATACATATGGTCTTTATTGATGATTGGCTGACGTGGTAATTGCTCCCTGGTAACTTCTGTCGGAACTGGGGCAGAGAACATCTGACGGTGCTGTGAGTCTTTCATTAACGTGCCACGTTTAATGAGTTGATTAATGGCTGGGCCACACAACACATAGGGAGCGCCATCATAGAAGAATACCGCTGGCTCCAGCAGATTCTTATTCCTAACAACAACCGGAATGTCAATATTGGCCTTATGTCCCATAATCGTACTAATCACGGCGGCAATACGAACGATACCATCCTGGATATATCCATCCTTGGATGTTGCGGCCTTAATCATACCATGAAACTCTAATCTTGGATGGGTAGGAAGGCCAAATCCATCCAGTAGATTAGATACCAACTCCAAAGCCTTGATGTGGGCATTCCGGTTTTGATCAATTTTATGCCCACTTTCTCCCCTACTCAAATCAAATGATAGAGCAGCGGTACGCGGGGTAAGACCACTCATCGCATTCTTAATTTTTGAGTTAACAGCTGATTGCTGCTTACGTCTGGCTTTGATTGCATTCTTATACATTTTCATTTTGGTACCCCTACTGCTGATAGAGCAACAGATCACTATCTAGAAGCTCATAATCAGAAATTTCTCCAGCGGAAATTAAAGCATCACCCAATAGTCTCTTGTAACTATTGGTAAACATAGCCTTCCTTAATGACGATTCATTAGCTTCATCGAAGCCAAGGGCATCAATCCAAGTAGATATGGTATTGTCATCTATTACAGCTACTCTTTTATATTTTCTACTGTCGATGCCCTCTTTCCATTTGGGAGCATGCTTAGTATATAACTGAATAGATCCTTGCATAAGTCTATTAGTGTCAACACCACTAAGTTCAGTCAGAGGCTCAGGAGATTGTACTTCAACTTTTTGAGCTGATGGTCTAATTGCGTGCGGGTGGTCTTCTTCTCTAAAAGTGTCAGGATCATACCCGATCTGCATCTCCCAATGCTCTCTATCGTATGGGTCTACTACTGTATCCGGATTATCTTCTCCCTGAGGACTGGAAACTGGTGGTAGATCCCTATCTCTAAATCTATGAAGTGGATTACGTTTATCAACTTCTCCAGGATAAGGGTCCCCAGTCATGGGACCTGTATAAATAGTTTTATTATCGGCTTGTTTCAATTCTGGAAATAATTCTTCCACTTCTTCGATTAGATCATCATTCTGATTGTCGGCCTCTGTAATAGTCCTTAATGGATCATATGATAACCCACCGTCTTTATCAGAAGTAATTCGTGCTTTTTGTGGGCCAGACCAAGAAGTATTAATGACGCGTTCAATTTCAGATCTTGCTCTCTTTTTACTAGTAAGTGGAGTTTCTACAATTGAACCAACCGTAACACCATAATTATCACACCAACCACCATTTACCTCAACTACATCAGTACACTCACAAGACCATGACCCCATCGATCGTGGTCTAACATTGGCAACTACTTTTTTGACAGTATCACTATCGATAAATACAATATCAATAGGAAAACCAACGTCGCCCATGTGAAAAGTAGCCACGCGTCTACAGTTCTGAGGGAACCAAAGGCCTCTGTCATTGGGTAGGACATCATATGCCTGTAATCCGCTAGCCTGTTGTTTTGGAGTAGCAGCAACATCGCAATACACAAAACGATCATTAAAAGCTATTCTAACATTGGCACGCTCAGCTTTAACCCAATTTCTACCAGAGAATTTCTGCTGAAGACCCTGCTGTTGAGTCAGCATCTGCTGCATTTGCTGATTTTGCTGTTGTGATATTTCTTGTTGCTGTTCCAAATTTTCCTGTTGTTCAAGTTCTTGATCGTTTTTCTCTTCTAAATCTTCAAGATTACCCATTGGATCCGATCCAGTAGGTACTTTCTGGGGCATAATTTGTGCTTCTTTAGGATCGTTTACAACAACTTCACTTAATTGGTATATTCTGTTCTGTATGTGTGCAAGAGTTTGCTTAAGCTGATTTAAAGCTTGCATCTCTTTGTCCTTTTGCTGCTTATCAGTCTCTATTGTCTTTATTTGCTCATCCACAATCTTCTTTTGTTGTTCTTTAAATGTTTGTGGTTGAATATTCTGAACAGCAGGTACTGTAGGTTGTATTGGTTTAGGAGCGATCTGGCTAATTACTTTCATACCAGGAACCGTAGCTCCTACTGTCTGCCCAATTTGTGATTTGTCTTGAGACTTAGTAATCTTAACGATGTAACCCTGAAAACCAGCCCGTTCTTCTTTGCGTATTATGGTGCCTTCTCTACCATCACCCAATTTTACCCTAGTACCTTTAGAAATAGTTTTGGTTGGCATGTTGTCATACTAATTAAGTGGTAGCTTGAATTCCTTCTTGGCAAGGCTCATAGCATTACTGGCCTCGTCCAGAATAATCTTAGCTAACCTACCGTGAGTAATTTCATTATAAGCATCTAGAATCTGTTGACTAACGCCCTGTCTCTGTAACACAGACGCAAGTGCCGCAAATTCTTCAGTGAGTCTAGCAACAATGCTCTTAGTATATGTCTCCATGAGATATTTGGAAACAACTTCTACCAACTTATCACCCTGACGCATTTTACCAATTTCAGCCAGGATTGATTTCTGTGTGTTGACCATAGATACATAAGTTTGAATCTTATTCTGAGAATACTCAGAAACACCATTCCTGCTTGGTGCCATTAACGCTGCAGTAAGTTCATATATCTTATCATTAGTCTCTCTAAATTTGATATATAAGGCACACAATTCTTTATATTCGTCAAAATTCCCCTTCTTAATTTCTTCTAATACTCTATCATTGATCATCGGGTCTTTATTTCCCGACTCAAAATGTTCCTTTTCAACAGCGATTCTAACCGATTCAAGAGGTGGAATATGCTTTTTAAAATGTGTCCAAACAGCTTGTCTACTGGGTGGCTTAATGTCTGGATATTTCTCCTTCATGTGCTCCACTAATAATTTCCAGACATGACCAGACGGCATTCCCTTGAGTGCTTTTTCAGATACCCAATTATACAATTCCACATTATTGTGAGACCACTGACATGTAGTACACAGGCTATTAAATCTTGGTTGTATTAATAGATCAGGATTGATATCTGGTACTACTTCTGGTATTACTTCTGGTACTACTTCTGGTACTACTTCTGCCATTATTGTGCCCCCAAAATACTATCAACGATGTGTTCTTTGGTATCTCTCTTGTCGAGTTTAAGACCAAATTTGGTATTGGCCAGTCTTATAAGCTTTGATTTAGTTAATATGTCTAATTCTGGTTTTGTATATTTTTTAAATGGTCTGGGAGGATTGGCATCACCACGTTTAGATGCTTCAAATTGATCTTGGGTAGCCAATACTTTTGCAAGTTCAAGATCCGGTCTTGTAATTTCAGTGGAATTACCCTTAGGAGGAGGAACAGTCTCTACAGGTTTACGCGCCTCTTGTTCCTTTAAAATCTTATCAATATCTACTGTGTTATTATTATCGTCACTAACATGGATTATTAATCTTCTAGTGGTAATATGATCTAATAAATCTGTACTATGTTTTACAGATGCATGTGCTTTCTCTAATGAGCCATTAAAATATGGTAAAATATCAACTGATGTGCCCCTATCTATATTAAGAGCTATAACTGGTGCCACCCTACGAATGCCACTAGCTGGTTTATTTGGATCGTATAACTTTACATGTACAGACCCATCGGCGACATTAACCAACATGTATCTCATGGTACGCCCCCTACCGCAACATACAAAGTGGGTTCAACTGCACATCATGTGAATCATCCGTGTAATTAAGAGTAATCAAGCCACGGGTATTGCTGCATCTAACCTTAATTTGTGCGACGCCCGCATCCCGATCCATCTCAGTAATTCTGGGTCTACCCATAATACCAAAATCGTGAGGTTCTTTGGTACTCTCAAGTCCTTTCACATAGGACACTATTTGATGCTGGATGTTCTGAGTACTCATATTCTCAAACTTCTCTGGGTCCCAGGCCAATTCCATAATTGCGTACCCAGCATCCTGAGACGATGAAGTAGAATATAAACGCGTCACCTTAAATCTCGTGCGTGTACGAGCTGGTTGCATATTATGTTTCTTATGGTTATAATCTTCATCGTCGTCCTTGTCGGGAACATTATACGCAAACGGCTTAGGACCAGCATCACTCTTCTTGTTCATGCTTGCACTTGCTTTCCCCACTGCTTCAGTAGATGGAGTTAACTCTGCTAAAGCAGGTCTAATTATTTCAGCAGCCGCATTATTACCAGATCGTTCTGCTTCTTCCAGGGCACTCTTTAATGTCTTATTTAGAGCTAGTAAATTACGAGGTACTGTGGTAATACCCATTCCCTCAAGAACTTCTATGGCAGCCCATGGTAATTTACTTGCTATATCAATAAATTTGGTTTTGAGTTCGCGTGCTTTATCAGCACCAATGCCTTCTAAATAATATTTAAATTCGTTACCACTAAATTCTTTATTTTCTGGATTATAATTATGACCCAATAACCACTTAATTGCTTTCATGCGGTTCCAATCCGCGTCACGAGACTCTTCCATGGTCGGGTCTTTAGACATAATAGACGATATGGTTTTACCAGCAAATGGGCCAGATGGAATTTTCCAGTCATAGGTGGCATGACTAATCATATCTTTATATTCGGCAGTCCCCATCTCTTCTGTCTCTTTTGGCTCTCTTTTCTTGGGTTTTTCCATAAATTCAATGTCTCGAATACGTTTATGTTCTTTAGTTAATATTGCTCTAACATGTTCTTTTTTATCTTCTTCATTTATAAATTTAGTTTCTGCGTCGGCAGCCGCAACCACCTCTATGTATTTAAGCCACATTTCTGGATGATTTTGGGCCATAAAGTTAGCAATCTGTTCACGATTAAATTTTGGCTTTGCAAGACTCCCTTTACCTTCTTGAGCCTGAAGAGCTTCTTTAAGGGTCATGCCACCCATATCTTTACTGGCACCTTCACCAGTTGAGGGAATTCTCCAATTAAGTATGTCCTTAGAACGCTCCATCATTTCCTTGATCTTCTGTTGTCTTTCTTCTGTAGTTACCTTCTTTTCTACTTTCTCTCTTACCTTCTCTTCTGGTAGCGCTCTAGTAGACTCATAAAGTTCTGGGTGTTGTTTTCTAATCTTCTTTAAAGCTTCTTCTATCTCGTTACGAGGCAAACCTTCCCGTTCCATCATACTTTCTGTCATTTTAAGCTGACGATCCAATTCCCGATGTCTTTTTCCTAATTCTAACCGAGGCTCAGATGATGGACGTTTATACTCTTGTTTAAGAGCCTGTTCTTCTTCTTGCTCTTTCCACTGCTGGCGTATTTCTGGAGTAATAATACCGTATTCTTCTGGAGGAGCAGATGGTTCTTTACCCTTACTTTCCATTTCTTTTTCTAATTTTAACATCTGCTCAGGGGTTCTCCAGGGTAAAGCCTCTACTTTCTCTTTATATTCTCTTGCCTTTGCTCTGTCTCTGGCATCGACCAGTTTTTGGGCCTCTTCTTTTACCTTTTCATCGTGGGTCCTGGGTCTCTTCCTAGGATGTAGTAAGTCCCACAATATACCCTTAGTCCACACCGCAATACCAAGCTTAGCAAATTCTGGAGCCAATTCTGGGTAAACTTGAGGAGCATTCAAAATTAAATATGCTGGATCAATTAATACTATTTGCCTAGCGCTAAGAAATGGATATTTATAGCTACTACCATCTTGTTTTGGCCTTCTAAATAGGCGCTCATTGGAATGCATAAGGCTTACAAATTCGTCATTGTATTTACCAGAGGCCAATTCAGCATCTATTCTAGAAAGTATTACCTTCTTCTCTTCGGAGGATATTGGTCTTCCAGTAGCTGCTTCTGGTAAAGGAAGATCCTTGGCCTCATATGGTCTATCGGGAGACACTTTAGAAAATGGCTTTTTTGCCTTTTCTTGTTCTTCATATTTTTTATTTAAAGCTAATTCTTTAGCTCTTTGCCTCCGCATTGCGGTGGCCGCTTCTTGAACAGCCAAATCTAAGGCTGGCCGTTGGTCTATTGGAGCACTAACAAAATCATTCTTAAGTCTTTGATATTCTTGTACATATGCCTCGGTGAGTGATTCCTCATCTGCCAACATATCAGTTGTAATTTCTTTTTTCTCTGGTGCTGGCGACTGTGTTGGTGATACTACCGGCTTTTCAGGAGCAGTTTCTGGTTCTTCAGAAACAACTTCAATCTTCTCTGGAGTAGTAGGTGGTTCATCGGCAGCCGTTTTACTGGCCCGCATTAATGTGGCTTGACCAGGTGTTTGTGGAGTGAATTGCCCACTGGGCGCATTCTTAAATTTCTGCCACTGTTCACCTAAAACACCAAGACCTTTTTGAACACCACCAATTCCTTGTTGAACACCACGGTACCACGCTGACGGTGAAAGAGCTTTTTCATTAATAGTTCTAAGAATATCTTGTTTCGGTTGGATGCCAGTAGATTTAGTATAATATTCATGAAGCATAGGCTGAATCTGATTCAGCATCTTAGGATTCTTATAAAGCGCCACAACCAACTGACGAGCAAATTGGGGACTATTAACATCAACACCAGTGGTTTGAGACACTTTCTGTAATACATCAGCGGCCAATTGGTCTGGTTGACCTCGCTTAAATTTTTTACCATAACCACCAGACACCACACCAGAAGCACGCTGCTTGAGACTTACAATGCTTTCGGCAAATTGTTGTATGCGTGGATCAATCTGCTGACCAGCAGCAATCTTTTCAATGGTTTCTTCAACCTCAGACTTCTTGTGCTTGAAAAATTCTACCTGTTGAAGCCTCTTTTCAGCGGCTTCTTTCGAATCATAAGTACCACCAGACCAATCTGGATTGGATTCACTCTTTACTTCATATTTGCCACCTGGGGTCTTTTTAACATATGCGGCATAATCACTAGCAATTTTGTCAGCACCCTTAGTAAGTCTAGTTGGAATAATTGGTCTAACAAACTGCTCACCATACCAACGATCATTGAAGGCACTGCTACCAAAATAATTTGTCCAATATTCCACTGCAAAGGTATCAACTTCGTGATGTGCCTCTTGTGCAATTTTCTTAGATGCCTTTTTCTGCTTCATTTTCTTATCAAGCATCCGAGGCACTTTGCTAGTAAATTTCTTACCATAATCACCAAAAGCACTCTGCCAATATTGTTTGGCAGTAGGATCCACGGCAAGCTTGGTCAAACGAGCATCAAAATCTGCCTGGGCTGCGGCAGTATATTCACCATGCTCAGCCAACACATTATCAGCCACTTCCATACAAGCATTGAAGCCAGACATTTCAGCACTGGCCTGGAGATTAAACCCATAATCCTGAATCGAATGAGGACCGGTTGGACCAGTGATCATAACGGATGGTAGGTTACCTTCCGAATCAACCTGCACAAATCCACGTACTGGCTTGGTGTCTGGACCTGCTTCGTGCACAATAGTACCCTGACGTGAAATATAAAGACCAGTTAATGTATCATCTTCAGTTTTTTTGTTAAGAGTAAATGATAACCTGGCTACTCTATTATCACCTTCGCCACTAACTTCAGTCTCTTCTGGAATGGCATAATATTTGGGATTACTATCGTTAAACCTAGCCAACACCCAACGAGCAGCACGAACCAAATCACCATATGCCTCACCAGCACCTGGTGTACCAAGTTGTGCCTCTTTAATAGTCTCTTCTAGAGTATACTGTTGTGGAACTACATCTTCAAAGGTAATGATACAGGCCTCAATATTCTTTAATTTTTTATAATATTCTTTATCTTCGGTTAAATGATCCATGGCAATTTCTTGTGCTATTTCTGGATCATTAGTGTGTTCCATCTCTACTTGAACACCATCTTCTAATGCTTTGGGGTCAAAATCTGACGGTTTACATCCTTCAGAAAGACCACCAGGAATAGCATCAGCAATCATGCCGGTGCCCTGAATTTCTTCACTCGAAAGTGCCTTACCACGTTCACCAGGCATTTCAGCGGCAGTTCCCTGAGGCTTTACATCTTCGGCTGCTATCTTAAAAATTAGATCAATTTTCTGGCTGCCACGAGGAATGGCATCAACTAATTCTAGGTCAAAATGTTCAGATGCCCAGTGCTTGAGCTGCTCATCGGTAGGTTGACGACCAATATAAGCAACTTTCACAATGTGTCTATCAAGAACATTAGACGCCGCAACCATACGAATGGTTGGTGTAACCTCGCGCCGCATGGCTTCTTTAACCATGTCAGCGTCTGGAGTTACCTTTGCCAATTTAACTGGGGGAACTAAATATGACTCGCCAGGTTGAGTATTAACAATGTAGTCGTCACCATCCTTAGATGCCACTTTGCCTCTATAGGTGGTACCATCCGGAGCAGTAAATTCAACCAGTGTATTAATTGGGAATGCATCATCACTGGCTGGTGGTCTACGCATGCCAATAAGCTCAGAAGCTTGTTTTAAAGCCCAGAGATCTTTATTGGCAATTCCTAAGAAATCAGCTTTGGTATATTTCTTACCATCCGATGGCTTGGATACATGCCTATTATCAGTAATCATTTTCAATCCCCTACATCATCCCCTACTGTTGTGGGACCGGCTGCTTTTTGGTGAACGAAGACCAGAAAGCCTGAGCTTGCACCTTGCCACCAGGCATGCCACCAGGAGCACCACCAGGAATAGCTGTTGGTGCCTGAGTTGAAGTAGATTGATCCTGTGGCATCTGGCCTTGTGGAGTCTGAGCCTGATCAGGCTGCTGTGCCTTCTGTATGGTCTTCTTTGCCTTATTAAGGAAATCAGCAGCAGTAACCATCATCAATGCAATTTCTTGTTTCCTGGTTTCTGGTTCTGGTAGTCTCTTTTGGTAAAGATTACCAATAAAATCAGCGTCCTGCTCTGGAGCCCGATTCATGGCCTCTTGCACCAATTGCTCTGCTTCCTGATCACCAGACTTGGACAGATTATAAAGAGCAACTGCCTGCTGTAGAGCTTGATTCCACTGCATAAATTCAGCAGCTGTCTTAACCATGCTTGGAACACTAGCCGCCTTACTAACAGAATCCATCTTCTTGGTTACTTTATTGTCGCCAGCATCAGAATCCTTGCCTAAATCAGTAGCTGGCAACGACACACCGGATTGTTCAGTGGGTTTATGTTGGATCTTTGGCTTCTCAGCACCAAAGGTGCCAGGGTCTCTATTGTCAGAATCAGGTTCTGTGCCTGTGTCAGCAAAAGTGCCCTGAGGATCTATCTGAGTCTTAATCTTACCAGGCATCGGTACTTCACCCTTGGTATCAGAATCTGGGCCTAAATCCTCTGGAGTAACAGCGTCTGGCTGTTGCTGATTAACCTTGGGAGTAGGAATATCTGCCTGCTTAGCAGAACCAGCCTTGGGTAATTCAGTGGATGGCGTAAGCGCCATATAGTCATCTAATCCTGCATGGTCCACACCCCAAACTTCAGAAGCAACTTTAACCACAAGGGTTGGATCATACTCATGACTGATGGGGTTCCCTTCCTCATCCTTCTTATCACCATAATCTTTCTTAAATTGTACAACTGCCTCAACTGGATTCATGCCCATATGCTTATAATGGGTCATTGCAGATTTAATAACTTCTTCATCTGCGGTTTGAGTAGTTGGAGCAGGCGTTGGAATAGCACCCGCTTCTTGGGCCTTTGGCTCGGCAGACGGCATTTCAGTGTCAGACGATGGCATTGTAGTATCCATCGACGGCATATCCATTTGACCTTGAATCTGGATGGGCTTATAACCAGCATCAACCATGTAGTCCCAAACTTTAGCTAGGACAACTTCATCGCGCCCATCAGCATAGGCCTCAGAGCGACAACCACTGGTGCCCACATCAGCATTCATAATCTCAGCTGCCTTAGCAAATTTAGCAGCAAACTCATCCTGTAAATCAATTGGGGTAATCGCAACAAGAGTAGACTCTTCTACAATTGCACCAACTTCCATGGCCGCTGTGATAGCCATGGATGGGATAATAGCATGACAATTGCCACAAGATAAGTCTTCAGCCGTTTTTGGCATCTCATAACTATTTACTTCATGACATCCTGGACAAGCATATCTAAGACCTTCTCTAATAAAGAATACTGGAGGAGGTGGTTCACCTGCCGGATGTTTAGTAGTATTGGCAAGGTATAAGAAATCTGTAATAGCATCATCAAGATCAATCATCTGATACTTTTTGGTACCAGTCTTAGAAACGATGTTAACAATATCATTTGCATCAATGGTAATGGTATAACCAGCAGCTTTATACTGTTGATCCTTGACCAAAGCCTCTTCCACCATTTGAGTGGTGCGAGCAAACTTAAACTTTGGCTTACCTTTACCCTTATCCTTCTTCTTGTCAAACTTAAATTTAGCAAGACCAGGAGGAAGTTTACCAGCATCCTTCTCAACTGCGTCACGCACGGTCTGCTTAAGCTCTTCAAGAGAACCAAGCCACCATGTTGGCACCTCAGTCATACTATTAGCAATCTTGAGAGATAGTTGAATAAATTTATCGTTATTAATGGGAAAATGATTCATCCCATCATCAACAAATGGATGACTAGCTGTGATGGCTGCTTTCATCTTGGCACGATCTTGTTTAAGATCCTTATCTTCAGTAAGAACCTGAGAACCATCGTCCTCGCTCACATTAAGCTGTGGTTCCTGCTGCTCATTAACATCTGGCTCAAATTCTACGCACCCTGGCTTATCAGACTCACCCTTCTTGGTTTGAGCCTGTGCCTCCATCATACCACTTCCCTCAATCCCCAATTCATTCTGTTTCTCACTGTCTTTATCACATTCATCAGCAGCATCCTTATCAGGATCTGGCTCGGCCATTTTATAGATGCGATTGGCAATTCGAGAGGCAATGTCCTTGCCACCCTTCTTACGAGAACAGAGAGTGCATTCTGGTTCACCGTGAGTCGCACAGATATTGGGCTTATCAGCTACTGTCATAGAGCCAGACGAGGGCAGGGTAGGACCAGCTTGAGCATCCTTACGGTTAACTAAAGCCCGAATAAAGATGCGTGCTCTAACGCTCTTAAGATCATCGCCTTGTAAGCAATTACGAGCAATGGCATTATCAAAATCAGACTGATTCTCAATCTGAGATGCAATACGTACCAAGGTAGCAACTGGGAGATTGGTAAATGCAACCTTCGGAATGGTGACGTCAATCACTTCAGCCACAACAGACCGTGGAGACATCTGTTGGTAGTGATCACGTAACCGTGACATTGCACCAGCACTCAAATAACCCAGTGGATCTTTATGCCACAATCTTTCCAGATGAAGCGCCAGTTTACGCAAAGACATATCGTCTTTGTTATGGCGTGTAGCATCCTTGATGACTGAGAAGGCATCAAAACGAGATACGATGGGCGTATCATCGGGCAAAACCCGATCTCTCATCATATCATCAACTTTATTGCGAGCGGCTTGCAGTACTGGCTGCACCGAAGCAATGGCGTGGCGCTTTTGTGCTACACGAACGCCTTCTTGCTTTTCATTGTACGCCTTTAATAACCACTCAGCATTCTGGGCTAGTGGTCCACCAGGCGAAACCTGATCAGCAATCGCCGCACCCTTGCTAAAGCTCTTTAATGCCTTCCGAGTTTGCATTTTACATCTCCAATTTACCCTGTCATAAATTCGACAAGATCAATATGCTCCACTTTGTTCTTGTTTAAGGTGTCCATAGTTAGGACTGCTATTAATTTCAAATCCCGTACAGGAGATAGTAGCACACAGATTAATCATTTTGCTCCATTTGGAGCAATTTTTACATTTATCTGATCCAGGTTTACAATACTCAGCAATCATCTTCTTCTCATATGATAATGCTTCTACAATGTCTTCCAATGCAGAATACCTGAGTACTTCATATGCTCTTTGGATCTTAATATAGGTATCATGGTCGCCACCCATATCTGGATGATGAACCAATGATAATTCTCTATATCTATTTTTAATGATGTCTTTGAAGCCATTCCACATACTCTCAGAAGGTTTGGCTGTTAACCAAATCTCTGCCCTGGCCTTAACCACAGGCCACACACTGAGCAGTATGCTGGCTTCATAAACGTTCATTAGATCACGCGAGTAGGATCAAAGCTCTTCAAAATACCATTATCATCAAATTCGGCTGTGATCAAAACCTTAGCATCCTTATCATCCAATTTACCAACAAAGGCTGCTTCGATAGATAAGGTACCGTCATCAGCAACTTCATAGGCGAGTGGAATAACACTGCCTTCAGTGCTAGATGCCTTCATGGCTCGGCGCACTTCAGCCTTAATGCGTCGTGGAATATTGCGAACCCACATTTGGCCATATTCCTTAAAATAATTGCTCCAATAATCTTTGGCCGCTTGATCAACTGCAATCTTTTCCATAACTATCTCCTGTTATTTGCCTTGACGTAAAACGTATTTAGATCTTTCTTTAGCATCAATTTCCAGAATATCAATATCTGGATTCCATTCGTGAACTTTACCATCATCAGTACGCACAGTAATTAAACCAGAAGGATTAATACCTTGAATAGTACCAACAGTAGCTTCAGTTCTACCTGGTCTTCCAGGAGGCGGAACTGATTCTTCATCTGGTGTCATATTTCTGATTCTGTCACCAATACCGACAGCAAATTTCTGTCCCTTACCTTCTAACCCTCTGAAGGCATCCCAAACCTGTATCTTACTACTCAAAGTCTCTACAGGTCTACGTTCTGTGGTCTTGGCCTCTGGTTCTTTGGTCTCTTCGACTTCCACAGAAGGAATATTGGCCCAGTCTATATCACCAAAAGTAGGCTTGGATTTCGCCATCGATGGCGCTTCCATGGCCTTCTCATACTCAATATCAACATCGCGTTCTGTCTCTAGTTCTTCTGCTGGCTCAATTTCCTCTTCTTCTTCTTTCTTGTTTTTCTTCTCTTCCTTCTCTTCCTTCTCTTCCTCTTCAAATGGTGCCTCTGGTCTAGCCTCTTCCTCTTCCATCTCGACTGGTGGCCTACTCACCACTTCTTCTGATCCTTCTCCAATATCTCCCTTGCTTTCTATTTGATAAACATAAGGAGATATGATGGTCATAACATATTGTCGTAAATCAGAACTAAGTTGTTGAGTCCAGAGCATAAATTGATCGTGTCTACTAACATAAACTGGTGCCAATGCTTTACCAATAACCATATCTCTTTGTTCAGTGTCTTCGTATTTTTTAGATGAAAAACTCAATATTTTATTAAGCTGCTTAATTAATTCATCATCTGGTTTAACTTCTGGTTCTTCCATTCTGGTCTTAGTAAGGGTAGATTGTTCTACTACTGGCTCACCAAACCCCATGGTTTCTTGAAGTTCAGCCTCTTCAGTAGCTTTAGCTTCTTCTTCAATTTCTTCAGAAGTTGGTACTCCCTGTTCTTCTTTTTCACGAATTTGCTTCAACATCTCTTGCTCTTGTTGCTGAAGTCTCTGCTTAGGAGTCATCAACATCTTCTTAGGTGCAGCTTTGGGGGTGGGAACAGCAAATGCTGGGTCTACTATCGTCATAACATCTTCAAATGTCTTTGGCTTAGTTTTTTCTTGCTCAATATCAGATCGTAACCATTGTTCATAGTCGGGCCAGAACGACTTATGGTATGTTGTCCAGCCACCCTTCACTTTAGGATCTACAACATATTTATATAAATTAGTATAGAATTGTAATGCTGGTTTAGCAGATTGATCTTCTTCCACTGTCAGACGATTATATAAGTTTTGGATGTGTTTCTTTGCTTCATCCTCAACATATTGACGCCCTTTTTCAGGCGTATAATCCATTTCATATTTGTCCCATGCCAATTGTAATTCTTCTTTAATAAAGTCTTCTAATGCACCGGCTATTTTGTGGTGGGACGCAAATCTTTTAAATGATCCACTTCTAACAAATTTATTATAAGCTGAAGCTACCACAACCAATGTCACAGCATCATCGGTCTTATCTTTGAACTGTGACAACATTTTCATTAGATCAGAAATATGTTCATGTTCTTCTGATAAAATATCACCAATATCATTTTGAAGCCCATGAATACCTTCAGCTAATTCCATGGCTATCTGATATTTATTTGCTCCATCTAACTCAGCCTTAAGTAACCACTGAATCGATTCTTCACTAGAAGCTGCAAGCTGCTCAATACATGGGATTTGGGTAGGTGGAGCATCACCCAAATCAACAATCCACCTAGAAACTAATTTGGCATGTCGCAATTCATCTTGTGCATGCTCTTCAAAATGTTCCTTAAGAGTATCGGTGTGCAGACCATGTCCAAGGACTGATAGATACGTATACCGCATCCACTGCCCATGTTCAGTTTGTACAATATCCTTAAGAAGTTCAGTGAGCTGGCTCATTTATTCCTCAACAGACGCCAGCCTGCAGCATCCAGAGGCTGTAACTAATAATGAAATATCCTTAAACGCATTAATGCCAACCATATCAATTATATCATTAGATAATTCTTCAATATGTGCCACCCTGGAATTATCAGGTTCTACCCGATCTTCCAATCCCTGGTTAAAAGATGATATGGCCTTTGCTAATAACAAGGCCCACATCTCTTCTGAATGTTTTGGATCTCTAGCAGATGTTTTCGAAATGCCAGGATCGAAGTTATCGAAATACCAATTTATGACTTGATGCATTAACTGATGTTGCTTTTCTTGCATCATATATCCCCAGACAGTCTAGAGCATATTCTTTGTACGCGCTTAATAATCGAATTGTATAGGCTTTTAGTAACGGTTGATTGGCACGGTTCTCGCAGTTATAATAAAAATAGAGGCACACATGCGGAAATTATATCAGTGTTCCATGTGCAGAAAAATTGTGCGACGCCCAATCGACCACACAGAATGTGCTGGATCAAGAGATGGAAATTTGTATCTCGTAGAACTCAAGAAGAAACCATCGGAAACAGAGATCACACAAGAAATTAACTTGAGAGAAATGGGATTTGTAAAATAATTATTGAATTCTAATATTTAGCCGATGTAATAACTCCACCGCCACATCAACAGGAATTGCATAACCTTTTTGTTTCATTTCGGCAATAACTTTTGATAGCTGTGCTGACTCGATCATGTGATATCCGACAATATCATCAACCAATCTGAGCGTTCGAGCTGACATCTTGCTCTTTGCGCTCTTATTGGCAACATATCCTTTTTCTTTCAATTTCTTAATTTGAGTAACTACTGAGTTGCCGGATTTAAATCCAAAATTATCTTGAATTTCTCGTATTGTGGGAGGGAAATTATGATCTTTTATAAATTCAGAAATAAAACCATAAATTTTCTTCTGGCCTTCTGTTAGCTCTGCTCTCATGTACATACCATATCATAATATTGGCTATTTTATCAATTTATTGTATGCAAATACAAATATCTCCAAAAACAACCTTAATAGGAATATTGTAGATGACTAATTGTGTGGTTGGTTAATATTATAGAGTTCTTATGACAAAACAGAGTATGGGATATTTTAGTATGATGTACAAAAAAGAAGAAATAATACAAGAACCATGCTCGTGGTCAGAAGAATACAAAACACACATACACCGCTATGATGCTGGGGCTATGTGTTGTAGGTGTGGTAAGGAACACATTAAACCCAAAGAAGAAAAGGGTGGCGATTGGAGACGTAAATGATAAAATATATATTGGTAATTACCAGTATAGCTGCGGTATTATTAAATACTTGGGATCCAAGTGGCACAAACGCTGGAACTATAAATACTGATGATAAACATGAAGCACAACGGGCAGAAAATATATTGTATGAAATAAGAGAAATAGACAAAATTGAATACAAGATACTGCATATTAGACATAGAATTGATCAAGAATTATTACATCAAATATCCACAAGCATTTATCAAAATTGTACAAAAACAAATAAAGACCCAGACATGATACTTGCTATTATGGCTGTTGAGTCGTATTTCAATCCAGAGGCAAAATCTCCAACAGGGGCGCAAGGTTTAATGCAGGTTATGCCTCTCTGGACTGATACCTTTGGTGTTAATAATTTTTACGATATTAATACAAATATAAAATATGGTATTGAAATTTTATCTAAATATGAAAAAATGTACAAAAGATATGATTTAGTACTTACAGCTTACAATAGAGGCCCAGATACGGTTAACAAACTATTACGACAAGGAATCAATCCTCGTACCGGATATTCAAAGGCAATTATTAAAACATTTAACAGATTAAAGAGAATTAAATTTGATTCTACTATTTATGTTGCCACCGCACAATAAATGTGTAAATGGATCAAAATTTGGTTAGAAACAGTACCATTTCAGAAAATTGAAATTGGACACAGATTCAAAATACCAGACGATCCAAATGTATACATTAAAATAAATAATTTTAGTGGTACCACAGCCCTATCTCATGGTTGGACAGTTGTGTGTGGTGGGAAACTACGTGTTTATTTGTGGCCAGGATCTAATTGAGGATCTATTCTAATATCTTTATTTGTTAATTCTAACCTTTGAAAATCTTTAGCTGGTTCATCCATTTGACTCATTGGGTCTTTAGCAACCCACATATATGAACATTCAGCACAGATTATATAATATCCACCACTTCCAAAGAATAACGTCTGGTGCTTACACACCATTTTCATTAGTTCTTCAGACGTGGGCATTTCTACTCGTGGCATGTTAATAAATAATCAACCACGAATATAATTTGGGTCTACAGGTCGTATGGTCTAGTGGTTTTGCGCCCATTACCCTTACATCGTCCACCAGATTTTTGAATCTTTTCAATAAGATAAGTATTCAATGCGTCGATATAATCACCCGACGCATTTAAATCCATCGCATGTAAAAGTTCCTTGACTCGGGACGCAATAAGAATTTGTGGAATCTCTTGCGTCTTTTCCTGGGGCTTTACCTCTTCCATAATCATCTCCTAGTTTTGGGTGTTCGCCAACTCTATAAACTCGTGGTACTCCATCGTGCATTATGTGTAATGAACCGCATTTCCAACACCACGCAGTTTCACCATACAAGAATGTCCAGTCGTGATCACATACCAAATAGTATCTAAATCCAACATTTGCATCCTTCTGACGAGGAAGCATAATTGTAAGACCAGAATTACATTTCAGACATCCACCCGTAGACATCTCAGAACCACATTGCATGCAACTACTCATTCTTGTGGCACCTCAACCGCTTTACCAGTCATATCAACAACTTTTTGCATGGTATCGAAATCCATTGGCATTGGAGCTGGTTCTGCACTGTGTAACATCTTCATTTCACCAACAGGTTCAGCAGTACCAACTGCTCCCATCATCCCCATAAATACTGGTGGAGTTTCAATCTTTAATTTCTTTTCTATTCGTTGAAGTCTATAATCCATAATCGCAAACATACTTTTCATCATTTTTGCGTTGTATTGTGTCTTAGAATATTGCTGCCAAAACGCTAGGCCAGCAGTTGATATTGCTGTTACTAAAGCAGCCACACCAACCAAATTAACTTTCTTTGCTGCCATTTGTGCTCTCCACTTGTTTAAGTTCTATTCCAATCTTATTAGCAACCATAAAGATTCTTTCATCCCTATAAAATTCTTGGTATATTATACTAGTAATACCAGCGTTGGCAATTAGTTTAAAACAATTCCAACACGGACTACAAGTTACATACATTGTGGCACCATCTATCGCCACACCATTTTTAGCTGCCTGCAGCACCGCATTAACCTCAGCATGCACAACTCTAATACAATGCCCATTTTCCATCAAGTGTCCAACTTCATCGCAGTGTGGCATGCCCCTAATTGATCCATTATAACCTGTGCTCAATATGGTCCTATTTTTAACTATAACCGCGCCCACATGTTTCCTGTCACACGTGGCTCGTTTAGATACAGTGTGGGCTATATCAATAAAATATGCATCCCATTCATATCTATTTATGCTCATCAAACCACTTTTTCATCCATGGACGTGGCCATGTCCACCAATAATTATGCCATAATAATTCAACTATTTTATCCTGTGATGCTCCAGCTTTGATATTTATTAAATATGCTTCTCTTTCAAATTTCCATCTGAAATAGGCAAAAAACACAGGCGCAACAAAAAAGTATAAAATTGGAAATAATATTTTGTATTTCTTCCATTGCTGTATGTGAATATTTTCATGTTGAAGTAGTTTAGGATATTTATTTATACTAAAATCATTTGGAACATAAATCATGTTCCAAATTGTAATGCCAAAATCCTTAGGAATAAGCCAAAATATTGGTTTAATGTACCAAGGGGCTTCAGATTTTATAGTATATTCAATCTCCATTGGGCTCATAAGTTATGGTTACAACACCAGCAGCGTTCACATCAATATCATATGTATCTGGTATTTGTTCTGGGGTATAAATTTCTGGAATTTTATTTCTTACAAGAGTTTTAGCTGTTTCTATGTCTTCTTCGTTTAGTAACTTTTCTTCAAATTGGCTAGTAAACATAATTAATGGTGCTTCAAATTGAATTGACATCTTATATCCCTATTTCTTGTGTTTTCCGTTTCCTTCAATCATTTGTGCTGCAATTTTTAAACACCCATAGCACACATATGGAGAATCATTAAACCTTATGCCACGTGAATTATGGGTAATTGACTTTTGACAGACAGTACATCTGGCATTACCTAGTAATTGTGAGCCATTGTCTGGCCATATGGTCATTGATGGCAATATCTTTTTCACTCATAAATAATATAAGACAACGATATACTGGATATAGTGTACGGGCATGCAATTTGCATTATATAATGTCAGGAGGTAATTATGGAGCAGATCAACAAGCTATACAGTGATGACCAGAAGAAGGAAATTTCAACAGTAGTTGCCAATGGGAAGGTAGACGATTTACACAAGCTACTTACATCGTGGAGACCAGCTTTGACACGAGGAGCAGCAATTAGTCTTTATTACGCGTATAAGAGGAAGAATGGGGTACAACACACCATACGCAGGAAGCAACACTACACCAAGACAGAAATGAAGGTAGTGCGAAAACTGTTCACAAGTGGGCACACCGACAAACAAATTTTGGAAGAGATTAGGAAAATTCGACCTAGTGCTGGTCGTAATACGGTTAAGTGTTTGCGGCGTGCACTACACCTGTATCGTCGCAGACCACCAAAGAAGCTGGGGGCACGTCTCAACACCGTGCCACTGACTAGGTCTCATGAGGTAGCAGAGATTACAGTAAAGACATCTAAGGCTGAATTTCGTCAAATTGTTAATAGTGGTACTGCCAAGACAATTATTGAATTATTGATGGGCCTATAATTTCTTCGATTTCTTCGAAGAATATACAGTACGGGACAGGTCCAGCCCCGATGGCTTAACTGTCTCTTTACCTCCACCACAGAACCAACAGGCTTCTCCCACATCTTTCATACGTTTACAAACATCACATTTTTCTTCGTTTTCTTCGTTTTCTTTAGCAACACTACCAGCATTACTTTTCATTAAATCGTCAATTGAATCCATAAAATTGGCAAGTGAAATTTCTGGGCTAGTGGGATCTTCAATAACACTGTGAAAGACGCCTAAATTACGCATGTCTGATAATGAAATTATAGTAGCAAACAGTTCAACATCTGAATCTGGAAACATTTTACGTTCTATTTCTATTTGATGTTGTCCAGGATGTGCATAAATTGGGTCTTCTGTGGGAAGATGTATGGCCTTAGTAACCATAAAATTTTTAAAGAATCTTTGACGATCGTGTATATTACCCAAGCCTCTTACTACCTGCCAATCAGACCTGGGAGAATCAATCATATATAATTTTTTAGCAAATCGCTTCAATAATTTCTGAGCGATTTCTGACTCTATGTGGAAGAAAGACATGGCTTATCCTCTGTAAATGTGATTATACAATAATCATCTATATATTAAGGTTGGAAATTTTATTTGGGCGGCAATTCGCCATCAATTATGGCAAGTAATATGGCTTTAACATAGGCGTGATGTTGAGGGTCTAGATCAGAAGCCAACCATGCCTTTGCAGAACGATAACATGCAAGCAATTTATCAATGGGGATTGATTCTTCCATTGGACCGACAACATTACGATATTTGCCTAAAAATTTTCGTGCAGTTGATCCTTCATCTGATTCTAGTGACATACGTTTACCAGTTTCAAAATCAAGTCTGTCTTGAGCAGCTTTGGGGTCAATTTCAATTCCCAATTGTTTGGCCATTTCGCGTGCACTTAGTGAGTGTAGTGTGTCTTCACCACCAAAGTCTTCCCAAGGATTTAAACTAACAGAATTAGGATTATGTAGAATGACCATCAGTCCTCCATTATCTCACAACGCCAATTTACTAAAACAACCCAATTTTGTAAAACCTCCACATCTTGTACTCTTATAATATTGCGTACTTCCCATATTTGTTGATCACGTTCAATTAAAGTACCAGGAACAGGTATTGGGTCCCTAGTTATTGTATCAGCAAGTTTCTTGCCTAAACGCCAGTTATAAATTCCCTCTGGCACTTCATAAATACTCAGCATTATTTCATTCATGTGGCACCACTTGTTTATTCTTCGTCTGCTCTATCCTCCGGTAAACAACCTTCTGGTACTTCATCAAATGGATTGAGTTCTCTGTTGTCTATGGACAACTCATAATCATTTGATTCATGATCATTTTCTTTATCCATTTGTCGATGCGATTTTGATGATGTCTGTTTGGTATTATGAACAGCACGTGTGTTTTTGTGTTCTTTCTTCATTTCATGATCCTCCTTAACATTAGAATACTAAAAGAATAAGAGCAATAATGCCAATAGCAACACCAACATACTGTTGGATTGATAATACTTCACCATACATCCATACTCCTATCATTAGTGCTGCCACGCCCTGGGCCACACAAAAGATGTTGGCCCCAACCGCAAGATTAGATTTATAACGAAGAGACACAAGCCAACAGGCATTGGCCACCAAATAAAATGAAAGAGAAACACCAGCGCGTATTAGATTACCTTTTAATGAATATTCTTTAGCAAAAATATCTGCAATCGTCTCTAAAAAGATAAGAAGAAATAGATAAACTGCGGCTAACAATATTCTGTTGTCTATACCAGTCATTATTTTGCCAATGTTTGGAAGAACTCTTTTTAACTTGCCAATTTAATAGTCATACCATCATTAGACAGTGGTGTTCTTATAAATGTGGATACTCTATATTTAGGTGAATTATTATATGCGGCCAGGTCATCATTTAATATTTCTTTAACAGTTGATACCGTAGTGGTAGTAATCCATCGTTCATATCCATTAGTACAATCTAATTTTTCTATGGCATATAATACACCATTTTGCCTAAAACAATTTTGAATCATACCGTTCTTAATCTTAATGTCCAATTTTCTAATTTGCTTCTTAATCAGTTTATTTCTTCTTTTCTTGGTCATGTAATCTCCACATGGGTTGCGTCCCCGATCTTTTTGAACCGCACACATACCTCGCGGTCTGACGTAGAACTCCAAGATCCGTTGATGTACTCTACAATCGCATCTCCTAATTCTTGCCGACTGTAACCCCTTGCTACCGCCGCCAAATATACAGCCTCCAACCAATCTTTGAACGTCATGACTTACTCCTCCCATCCAATGTCTTTTGAAATAGACGCCGTGAAACCGCCATACATCCTGAACCTCTGCACAATGCGATCCATTGTCGCTACCTCGATTGCATTCGTGGGCGACGGCAGAAACCTGTACCACTGACAGATTTGCCTTTGATTTGCCGTGTCCACGTCTGTGATGTTTGGATAGTTCATGGCTTCACCTTTCCTTCTGGGCCGCGGCCTGCCAGGATGGCACGGGCTACAGCGGCGTAGTCAAACGCCGTATCTTCATCGATGTGCCCAGGGTTTGCGGACTCCCACGCATTCGCTGCCTTCTCTACTGCTCGCAATCGCTCCACCTCTGCCTTGAGGGCGTCGCGCTCTGACCGTAACGCTATGCACTCGTCCACCCTGCTGGCTACACTGTCACACGACGCGCTCTTGTAGTCTGTATGCATCTTTCTCTGTTCGGACGCCGAAGTCGGCGTGTCAGCGCACGCCACGACACCACAAGCCACGAGGCACATACGCCCTACCTCAAGTTCGGCCTTGAGTGCGTCGCGCTCTTTCGTGAGGTTTTCGCAGTCGTCATAAAACGCCATCGTGTTGCGGGTCTGGCCTTCGTGCCCCGCCTTGTGTAGCACAACCTCGTCCATCAAACGCTTGATCTCATCCATGTAGACGTGATTCGCCAACTCAACTGCGGCGGCGTGCTCGCGCAAGGCCAGTTGCGCCGAGTCGCGCTCTGCCTCTGCCTTCTCGGCGCGGGCCTGCATGTCCGTACAACATGACCCTCGCTCAACCTCTTTGCGCTGCCAGTTCTGGTTTTCCCACGTCAACCGCCCCACCTCATCCAGCAGTCGGGGGGTGGCGGTGCGGGAGGCCGTGATAAAATCAGCGTCAACCGTAGTCACGACATTGGAGCCAATCCTGTCCCCGCAGACAATCAGATTCTCCCGGCAACAAATGTTATTTGACGGGCTGTGGTGCCACGGCCCTGGCGTCGCCTGCTCGCACAGCTTCCGCCACTCCGCAATCTCAGCGGGGGAGATTGCGGGAGAGCCAGGGGTCGAACCTGGACTAGCCATTTTGGAGACGGCTGTGATACCAGTTTCACCACTCTCCCGATCCTCCACAACGCGGTAGTGGCCGGGGCAGCCATCAAGGCCGATGCGTCCCAGATGCGGCATACCAACAGCCTCGGGATTGTTCGCCTGGCACGTAGACCCGCACACGTCGCATTTAAGCAGTGTCATGTAATCCCCACATGCAACTTTTTGCTGATCTTGTTGATGATCACGCAAACCTCGCGGTCCGACGTAGAGCGCCATGACCCATCAATGTAGTCGATTTGCGCGTCGTTTAATTCTTGCCTGCTGTAACCCTTCGCTACCGCCGCGAGATACACCTTCTCCAACCAATCTTTGAATGTCATGGCTTCACCTTTCCTTCTGAATCGCTCTCCCAACAGTGCTCTCCACACACATGATGGCCCTCGTGTCCTTTAGGCAAATGACACCACGGGGTGAGGTAGTGGCTCCTGTCTGTTGGTGGCTTTTCGCACACAGCAATGCGGCCTGGGGCTACATTCATACACATCCCCACACCCTTCTTGTTGGTTTCACCCTGCCCATTCATGGCTTCACTCATCCCATCCAAGGCCTTTTGAAATTGATACTGTGAAACCTCCATACATCCTGAACCTCTCCACAATGCGATCCATTATCGCTACCTCGGTTGCATTCGTGGGAGACGACAGAAACCCGTACCACTGACAGATTTTCCTTTGATTTGCGATATCTACTTCTTCGATGTTTGGGTATTCCATGGCTTCACCTTTCCTTCTGGCCCGTAACCTGCCAGGATTGCACGGGCCACATACGCGTAGTCAAACGCCGTATCTTCATCGATGTCCCCAGGGCTTGCGGCCTCCCACTCCTTCGCCGCTTTCTCTACTGCTCGCAACCGGGACAGGTCTCCCAGCATTTGCGCGGCAATGCCGGGGATGCGCTCCATTTCATCGAGCAGTCGGGGTAGGGCGGTGCGGGAGGCGGCGACGAATTTTGCATCAGAGTCTCCTTCAAGGATGCCACCGGCGAGACGATTCAGGTTGGGCAAATTCACGGCGTCCGTCTCTGTCCACGGCCCCGGTGTCGCCGCATCGCACAACTGCCTCAGCTCCGCAATCTCGGCGGGGGAGATGGCGGGAGAGCCAGGAGTTGAACCTGGGCTAGCCGTTTTGGAGACGGCTGTGATACCAGTTTCACCACTCTCCCGTATGATCTCGGATGGGTGCCCTTCACCAGGCGTCTCCTTCGCCTG